TCCCGGACTTCAAACCATTTAATTGTCAGAGCTGTCTATCTTTTTGGATAGCAGTGGCTGGCTCATGTGTGGTTGATTTTAATCTTATTGGAATGGCATTTATAACTTATTTATTATCTGATTTAATGTTGATTTATGAAAGTAAGTGAAGAGCTTCAACAACAAGTTGAGAGATTCTCAAAAACAAGATCCTTTGCTTTGACATCAGAAACAAAGAAGGAGCTTGGAGCATGGTACAAAGAATCTGGATTTGGTAAACTCAATGTGGGTTGCTCAACTTGTGTTCGCAATGCAATGGGTAAACTGGTCCAATCAATTAGTCAAGGAGAGCATATCATGCCTCGCATTCATTTCATAGGAACAAAGCAATGATAATCACAGCACCAATACCAGTTATGGGAAGATTTCCTCTTGTGAGATTAACAGTCTCAAGGCTCAAGTCTCAAGGAGTTATTCCAATTATGATGGGACATGAAAAGGAGGCAGAGGATATTGCAAAACAATTGAATGTTGAATTCATTCACATTGATAATGATCCTCTTGGAAATAAATGGAATGCTGGCTTCGCTGCATCAAAGAATTACAAAGCTGATGCTGTCATGTTCATGGGATCATCTGACTGGTGTAGTGATGATTACATTGATTCAATCAAGTTGCACATCCAAGACTTTGGAATGCTTGGAATGTTAGGCTGTCATTTCGCTGATGTATCTAATCAAATCAGATTAGTCCATTGGAAAGGATATGGTCCAGGACAAAGACATCATGAGCCAATTGGAATTGGTAGAGTGCTCAGAGCTGATTTCCTTGATAGCATAGTTTGGAGACCATTCGATCCAAGACTCAATGCTGGTCTTGACTGGTCAATGTGGCTCAAGACAATCAGAGCAAAACAAGAGATTGGAATTCTTCCAGATGATGGACAGATTAAACTCTTGTCAATCTCAACAAACAAATGGATTAACAAGCATAAATTTACAGATCATTGGACTGGATCATTGAAGTCAGAGAGATGTGATGTGGCATTGCTTGATAATGGATTCAGTGAACTTAAGACATTATTATGATCCAAGCACACATCTCAGAATCTCTGGCAGGACTTGACAAAGGTCTCATTCAGAAATACAATCTCATGCCTTATGACAGTTGCCTTCCAGAGGCGGTGTTCATGGGAATGTACAGAGAGGAAGATCTTCTATTGCTTGCAACACATATCGGAGCAAGCACAATTGTTTGGTTTGGATCAGATGCCAAAGATCTGCCAGATGATTGGATTAAGTTTGTTAAAGAATCCCTAAATATAGCAGTGAGCCATCAAGTACTTGAAACATTAGAAAGCAAAGGAGTGAAAGCAATCTGGTGTCCAGTCAATGCGGTCATTCCTCATCAGTGGCCATTGGTCCCGAATGGAGATAAAATATTCTGGTATTCTGGCAATGCTCCAGAGTATTATGGTGAATCACTGATCGATGAGATCAAAGAACGTATTGACATTCCAATCATAAGAGCTGGTCATGATACATTTTCAAAAGATCAGCTGGTTGATGTTTACTCTCAATGCTTTCTTAACCTAAGATTAACTCCTCATGATGGATGTCCCAACACAAATATTGAGATGGGACTCATGGGAAGGCGGTCTATTTACAACGGTGATCTGCCAGCATCTATTCCTTGGCAATCAGTTGATGACATATGTCAATCAATAATGAGGGAGTATTTAACTCGACATGTTGATAATGTGTATATTAGTAAAATTTATCATAACTTTGTTAACTATGAAAGAATGTCCACGCTGTTTATTTGATGAGTCCATTGCCTCAATTAGTGAGAATCAATGTGAGTATTGTGATCTGCATGATCAATTAGAGCTTCAAGCCAATCCTCATGAACTCAAGCATATTATAAAAATGATCAAATACAAAGGTCATGATAAAAAATATGATTGCATCATGGGAATCTCTGGAGGTATTGACTCCTCAACACTGTTATTCACTGCAGTGAGATACTGGGATCTCAAACCATTGGTGATTCACTTTGACAACAATTGGAATGCTCCAGAGGCAATGCACAACATGAGAGCTCTGGTTGAAAAACTTGGAGTTGATTGTATCACATACAATGTCAACAAAGCTGAATACGATAGGCTCAATGATGCTTTCCTTTGGGCAGGTATTCCAGATGCTGATATTCCAAATGATATTGCAATGACAAAGCTGATGTATGATACAGCTTACAAATACGGTATCAAATACATCCTAAATGGTCATGATTTTAGAACAGAAGGATCAACTCCAAAAGGATGGACTTACATGGATGCAAAATACATTGAATCGGTTTATAATAAATACTCTGGACTCAAGCTCCACAACTATCCTCTATTCACGTTCAAAGATCAATTATTCTATGCCTTGATGGGTATTAAGAATGTGAGACCATTCCACTATGGATTTGATAGAGAATCAATGGAAGCTGAAATGAAACGTCTCATCAACTGGCAAGATTATGGTGGCAAACATTGTGAGAATGTTTACACTGAGTTCGTGGGATCATTCCTTCTGCCAGAGAAGTTTGGCATTGACAAACGTATTGTTTATCTCGCTGCTCAAGTCAGATCCGGCAAGCTTAGCAAAGAAGAGGCAATGGAACAATTGAAACAAAAGTCAGAGTTTGATTTCACAAAGCTCGGAGCATCAGCTGAAAGAATGCTCAGACTCGTTAACCTACACAAAAGAGATAGATCATTCTTTGATAAATATGACTTTAAAAAATACAAGCATCTTATCTGGATACTTGCAAAGCTTAAGGTTGTACCATACACTTTCTATGTTAAATACTGCAAATAATGCCTTGTAAACCAACACAGCCAATTACTGAGCCAGTGGATATTGAAGTTGAATTAGCATTCCAATATGATAGGCTCAGACTGATATACAATAATGATGAAGAGCATCCCTTTTTAAAAGGGTTTAAATATGCTATGGATTTTATAACCGAACAATAATATATATTAAGAACAATGGCATATTCCGATGAGTTTATAATACATCTGGAGGAACTTGCTCATATCTATATTGAGGAGTGTCTTAACCATAAGAAAGAAATGATATCTAATAAAGGAGATATTGTTATGGTATTGGATAGACATATTCCAACGATAGACTATTTCCTTAGAATTTGGATTCCTATTGTCAGAAAGGATAAAGCTATTTCAAGAGATACCTATTACAGATGGCTGGATTCTGATGATCAACTCAAATCTGACACTATCAAAAAAATAGACAACCTTTTCAAAGGCTTAGCCGTTGATATTGTTGGCAATGAAGGCAAAGGAATATTCTATGCTAAGAATAGACTTGGCATGCATGATAGGCAACAGCTTGAAACTAAGAATGTAGAGAAGTTTGACTTTGAATGAGTACAATCAAAGGTTACAAACCTCATGACAATCAAAGAACCATTCATGATGCCATCAACCATGGTCATGAGAAATATTATGCTCTCAACATTGGTAGGCAGTTCGGCAAGACAATGCTTGGCATCAACCAATTACTTTGGTGGGCGATCAATGACAAAGGTTGCAAGATTGCATGGGTAACTCCAGTCTATAAGCAAGGCAAGAAAGTATTCTCTGAAATGGAGAGAGCAACCACAGCGAGTGGATTGTTCACGTTCAATAGATCAGATCTGATGATCTCAGGTTTTGGCTCAACCATTGAATTTTTCTCTGGAGAGAGACCAGACAATATCCGAGGTAATACATTTGATTACATGGTTGTTGATGAGATGGCATTCACCAGACCAGAGCTTTGGGATGAGGTCTTGAGTGCAACAGTCTTGGTCAAAGGAAAGAAGGTGATATTCATCTCAACTCCGAAAGGAAAGAATCATTTCCATAAGCTGTGCATGCAACCAAACTATGATGAGAGATATGCTTACTTTCATTTCACATCCTATGACAATCCAATGATTGATCCAAGGGAGTTGGATGAGAGAAAGCGGTCATTGCCAGATTATGTGTTCCGGCAAGAGTACCTCGCTGAGTTCATTGATAATGCCAGTGGAATATTTAGGAATGTATCTAATTGCATTGGCACTGGATCAAAGACTGCAAAGATGTATGCTGGTCTTGATATTGGTCGAGCTGATGACTACACTGTTCTGACTATTATCAACCAGGATGGACAGATGGTTGCTGCTCATAGATGGCGGCATGATGAGTGGAGCAAGATCATTGAGAAGGTTGCAACACTAATCAAGCAATACAATGCGACCACATTAGTGGAGGTCAACAACCAAGGTGATGTGTTCTATGAGATGCTCCAGACAAGGTGCAAGAATCTGATCCATCCATTTGTCACTACATCTAAAACAAAGCCAATCATCATTGAGGATCTTGCTGTGGCATTTGAGCAAGGTGCAATATCAGTTGTTAATGAACAATGGTTGATTGATGAGCTTGATAATTTTTCCTATATTTACAATCCAAACACCAGGAATGTAACTTATTCTGCTCCAGCTGGCTTGCATGATGATGGTGTCATCTCAACAGCATTGGCTTGGAATTGCAGAAAGGAATACAGCAACAGAGGAAGATATATGGCTTTGAGAGTATGAAAGAACTTGAGATAAAACTACCGGCATCAATTGCTGAATGCAGTCCAGATCAGATGGCTAAGTGGCTGATGATGGCAGAGGCTATGAAGGAGCAGAAAGATGACATCACTCAGTTTCTAATCTTCCAATGTCAGTTGCTTAGTTTATTTTCTGGAGAGTCAATCAATAAGATCAAGCGAGCAGATGTTAATAGTATTCAAGATGCCTCTGCTCACATGCTCAAGATATTAACATCTTATAATTATCAAGAGCCAAATGAGTTCATAACCATTCAAGGAAAGGAATTCAGATTTGAGAAAAACTTTGGACATGTTTCAACTGGTCAGATCATTGACTTGAAATTGATTGAGGATATCAGCCAAGATCCATGTCAAGCATTGGCAATCATGTATGTTGAGAAAGGCATGGAGTATTGCCAGGAGGATGATAGAGGCAGATTGCTCAATCCTAATGAAAATAGATACAAATTATTCAAGGAACATTTTCCAGGTGATGAGTTTCTAAATTTCTTTAGTTTTTTTTTGGACTTATCAGAAAAGCGGAGGATGGCTATCTTAGGAATTCAGACAGCGAGAGCGAAGATGGAGATGATGCAGATAGCTCAGTCCCAAAAGATTCAGAGTGGTTTAATTGGACAACTATCTTACATAGACTATCCAAAGAGATGGGAATCAGTTTGGACAAAGTTACGCAACAACCTTATGTAAAGACTTTATTCTGGATGAACTATTTCAAGATTGTGGATGAAAAAGAACATAACCGCATATTAAGTAATGGCAGATCTTGATTTTCTTGATGACTTTGGGATCACAGCTGGTGATGCTGAACAGCCACAAACTGTTTATGATAGATTCTTGATTGATCTATCCAATCAGCTGGCAACAGAGTTCAGAGATTACACAAAGAAAGTTGCCAACAATACTGGAGGATTGGCGGCTTCCATTATTCCAGTTCCAACTGGTAATCTGTCATTTAGATTAGAGGCTGATGATTATTATCCATTTGTGGATCAAGGTGTGAATGCGGTTGGCACCAACAACTATGGCAGTCAATTCTCATTCAACTATCCGGGTGTATCTCACAACATGGCAACAGCAATCAGCCAATGGAAAGGATTGGACATGTCTCATGCTTATGCGGTGTCATATAACATCAAGCAAAGAGGATTGAAGCCAAAGAGAATCACTGACAATGTCATCACTGATGAGGTGTTGAATAAGATAGCCAATGATTTGGCAGAGATCACTGGTTTAATGTTTGAAATTAAATTTGATAAAAATACAGATACATGGCAGTAACAATATATGATGAGCCGCAACTAATTGCACCAGCTGGCAATCCTTTGGTGTTCACATTTAGCAGCAATCAAACAGCACAACCAAATTTCAGCTTTATTGTTGAGGTTTATGTTGATAGCCAATTGAGATTGACTCAAGAGGTGTTCAGGCAATTCAACACATTGGCAAGGATTGATGTATCGGAGGCTGTTCAAAGTGTGATGACAAATATCATTCCCACAACAAATATTGAGAGTGATGCATCTCAATCAATGGTTACTTATGCAATCATTGTTTATGAGAAATATGGCACAACTCCAACAATACAAGCGAGTGCAACAAGCACAACATTGAAAGCAATCAATGCAGCTCTTGAATACAAAGATTGGGTCAATTGGGATTACAGTATTTATGATCCTAATTTGACACAAAGTGCAATATTCATGACTTACTTTCCAACATCAAAGAAAGCTCTTTGTGGAATGGAAGAGAATTTCTATCTTGGATATTTAGAGCAAACTGGATCTGTTCCGGTTGGATTGTATATTGAATTGTTAGATATTCAGAACAACACAATTGCAATTGATAGCATAGCATTAACATCAACGGATTTCAATATTCTTAATGTTGGTCCACAAGTGATTATTGCTAATAGTGCTATCACTCAAAATGACTTTGATGATTGTTATCGGTATTCTGTAAATGTTGATGTTTCTGGAGTTTCATCTGTTGGTCCATTCATAATTTACATGGATCTTGATTGTAAAAGATATGATACTTACAGATTGCATTGGTTGAATAAGTTTGGATGCTTTGATTCATTCACATTCAGCCTTGTTTCAACAGAGGCAGCAACAGTCCAAAGTTATGGTTATCAAAGAGATCCTGGAGTATGGGATGGAACAAGCTACACATATCCACTTTATGCCGGTCAAGCAATCAACTTTGCCAAGACTAAGACTGAGACATTGACATTGAATTCTGACTGGATCAACCAAGACATTCAACAATGGTTGGTGAAATCTTTGTATGACAGTCCAGTTGTTTATCTTGAGAGAGAAAATGGTACTGAGTTTGAGCCAGTGAAAGTAACCAATTCAAACTACACATTGAAACAAAGGCGAAGAGATGGTCTGATTCAAGAGACTGTCAACATAGAAAGAACATTCACATATAGATCACAACTGAACTAATGGCTGGAGAGTTATTCATAAATGGGAGGTTGGTTGACATTGATCAAGATGCTCCATTTCCATTGACATTCAATATCAGTGATATTAAGGATCTCAATGCAAGAAAGGGTAACAAGTCAAAGACCATCACATTACCAGGTACCAAGAGCAATACAGCTCTCATGCTTAGTGTGTTCACATTGAGTGCAACTGAAAAGATAAGTGACACAGATTCTGATTTCATTGACTTTGATCCAAGCATAAAGGCAGAGGCACAATATTATCAGAATGGATTGCTTGAGTTCAATGGTGTTGCTCAGTTGATGAGCTGTAAATTAATGGATGGAGTTTGGTCCTTTGAGATTACTCTTGTGAGTGATACAATTGACTACATCTCAAGGCTGGCAAAGATCAAGGTCAATGAGCTGGGATTCAGCGAGTATAATCACAATTTAATATTAACAGATCAGCAAGATACATGGAATGGAATCATTCAGTTGAATGGATCTCCATCCAGCAATCAAGACTCACAAGGGTGGACGGGCAGAGGTTATTACTACGGCTTGATTGATTACGGGTTCACACGTCCAGCACCATCCACCTTTGGAGTTGAGCACATGCCACCTCAAGTGTTTTGTTATGAGATATTGGAGAAGGCATTCAATTATTGTGGTATTACATGGAGCAGTAATTTTCTGGAAAGTCAATTATTCAAGAAGTTATTGATAGCATATCCTGGTGGAGATTTACCAACTATAACACAAGCTCAAGCTGATAATGACAGCTCATTTACAGAGGAGCAGAATAATACTGGCGGATTTATATTCAACACTAATTTTTTAACAACTCAAGAGCAAGGAAATCCATCTGGATATTTGAATACATTCAATCAGAGCTTTGCTGATAATTATGATTGCACAACCATTCAAGATAATCTCAGTCAGATTCAATCAACCGCACCATTTAAATGGATTGCAGCATCGGATGGATTATTGAATATCAACTATTATGGTGATCATGATCTTGATATTACAATATCTGGAAATGGATCTGGTGCATATACAGTGAATGGAGCTTATCAAGTCAGATTGGTTATTTATAAAAATAATGTTCCAATATCTCAAGATGTCATTTATAATGGTGCAATCACATCAGCAACAACATCATTGACATTTAGCTTTGATTACTCAAGGCAAATAAATGCATTGATAAATGATGAGATCACATTCAAGCTTGGATTCTTTCTGGACAATACAACCATTCAAAGATTAAACATAACCAGTGCAACAACAACAATTCAAGTTGTCAGCAATACAGCAAATCTGGATATTTTAAAACAACCTCAATCATTAACAGCTGGTGGCACAGTTTATTTAGATGCCTTCCTTCCGGATATGACATGCGATCAATTCTTTAAAGGATTTGTAACTGCATTCAACTTGTATGTCAAGCCAAGCAATGCAGATCCAACTATTTTAGAGATCGAGCCATTATCAGATTTTTATAATGCCAGCGGTGATGCAATTGATTGGAGTGAAAAATTAGATAGAGGCAAGGAGATTAAGATTGAGCCAACTATAAATTTCAGCTCAAAGAATTACAAGTTTAATTTTGAGCAAGAGGATGACTATTGGAATCAAAGATATTTTGAAGATGTCAAACAGCAATATGGATCATTCTTGATTCAAAGTCAGAGTCAATTTGCAGTGAATGATACAGAGTTCAAACTGCCATTCTCTCAAAAATTATTGGCTGCCATTCCAGAGGATTCACCTGGATCATATACTGACTTGATTGTGCCAAGATCATTCCAGGTTAAATTTAATGAAGATGGCACCAGCTTGATTGAAAAGAAAAAAGGCAAGCCATTCATTGTACAGCTTGGAGGATTAAGGACTGGAGATTGGACACATAGAGATGAGGATGGTGTCTTGAGTGTTGAGACATCATATCCTTATGTTGGTCATTTGGATAGTCTTGATTCACCAACATTTGATTTCAATTTTGGGATTCCGAATTATGTATTCTGGTCCACAACAAGCTATCCAACCAATAACTTATATTTGTATCATGAGAAATTCATCAAGGAATTGATCTCAAGATTTGGAAAGCAAATCACTTGCTCAATTACTTTGAGACCATCAGATATCAATAGTCTTGATTTCAGAAACTTAATTAACATTGATGGTGTTGTATATAGGTTGCTCAAAGTTAGTGATTATCAGAGTGGAAAGAATACCTCAACAGTTGTCGAACTGATTCGCATAATAGAGGGAGAAGGTATTCAGACAACTATTGTGACTCCACCTTATGATCCATATACAGATCCAAATGCAAGATTTACAGAGGATAGTCAAACAAGAATGACAGAAGATAATCAAATAAGATTTATAAATACATAAACAATGGGAGTTAAAATTTCAGACTTATCACCAAAGGGCAGTAATTTATCAGCAACAGATCTTGTTGAGGTTTCTATTGTTTCTGGAGGAGGATATGTTTCAAGATCAATAACTGGTCAACAAATATCAACATTAACAGTTAATTCAACTCCTATAGCTTCAGGAACTGCTGGTCGTGTATTCTTTCAAAATGCTTCAAATCAACTATCTCAAAGTGCAAATTTATTTTGGGATAATACAAATAATAGATTAGGAATCAATACGGTTACTCCAGCTGTTGCTTTAGATGTTACTGGTGTTATACAATCAAGTGGAATTATTCGTGGTGGTATTTTTACAGCTGGAACTGGCTTACAAGCGACAGATTTTGTGACTACAACTGGCAGAGTGAGAGCAGCGAATGGAATAAGTTTTAGAACACCAACAGCAAATGACAATACCTCAATAGGTGTGTTTCCAGATGGGGGTGCCGGTTCAGCTGGTGTAGATATTTTTAGTGCTGGAAATAAAACAATGAATTTTACTTGGTGTGGAAATGGTGTTGGTAATGCTTATTCATTTACGCAAAGTTATACAACTAACGTATCCACTGGAACAATAAACACTTTAAATATAACACCAATTATTAGTGCAGCTGTTGCTAATACAGTAACATATAGAGGTATATATTATAATCCAACAATATCTAATTTAAACGGAGGTACTCATATAGGCTTACAAACAACAACTGGAAGCGTTATATTTAATTCAACAAGTGGGAATGTAGCTATTGGAGGTACGTCTTTTGGTACGAGTTCAGACAAAGTTTTAGCACAATACACGGGAACGGCTCCGGGTTCTTCACCTGCAGATGCTTATCAACAATATTCAGCAGATATAACAGCAGGAAATGCTGCTCCACATTTTAGAACTGAAAACGGAAATGTTGTTAAGTTATATCAAGAAACAACTGGAGTTGCTGCGGCTACATTAGTAAGTAATGCTGGAACTACATTGACATCAACAGATACATTTGATGGGTACACTTTACAACAAGTAGTGAAAGCATTAAGAAATTTAGGTATTTTAGCATAAAAAAATATTATGGCAATTTTAATTAAAGGAACAGAACAAAAACAAATTAAATTATCAGGAACTGATATAGTAATTCCAGAAATTTATGGTCGTGTGGAGTTTGTAGGACGTGCAAATGGCACTACTTTGGAAATAGGAATTATAACTTATGTAAGTGAGCAAACATTTGAAGAGAATAAAGTGGTTTTTACAGATGTTGAATCACGATCTTTAACAGCTAATTTAGAACCTAACGAAACACAATCTTTAGAGACAGCTCATAAGTATGCAAAAATAGCTTATGAAGGGCAAGGATACGAAGTAATAATTGATTTAAAATAAATAAAAAATGGCAATAGCTAACAGCGTGCTAACAGCACAACAAGGAACTTTTATAGTTAATAACACAGTTGCAAAAACTGTTGATCATGATGCAATTGTGGTCTTAGAGGATACAGTATTCTCAGCAATTAGAGTTGCTGGAGTTGATGTGAAATCAACTTACATTGCAGCAACTGCGACAGCTGTTAAAGCTGGTGCAATTATCAGACCATTGAATGGTGCTAAATTTAGTGGTGTCACATTGACATCTGGATCTGTTTGTTTGGTGTTATGATTGGATACGGCAATAGTATTTTTTTGGCAACACATGGCATCTTAGCCAGATCAGCATCTGGAGCACCAGTTGATCCCGATGCACAAGCATTCATAACAGCTGCTTCAATTACAAACGCTACTCAACAAGCGGCTATTAATACTTTGGTAACTGACTTGAAAGGTTATTCTATTTGGACTAAGATGAAAGCTTTGTATCCATTTGTTGGTGGACTTGCGGCGTCACATACATATAATTTAAAGAATACAGCTCAATATCAATTATCATTTAATGGTGCTGCAACACATAACTCTAATGGTTATACATCAGGCTCTAATGGTTATGCAAATACAGGATTCAATCCAAATACTCAATTTAACACAAATAATTCAGCTCATTTATCTTTTTATTCAAGAACAAATAATGATTTAGGTGGTCTTGATTTTGGAGGTCAATTGGTATCTGCTGTAAGTGCTTTATATGCTCGGTATTCAAATACTGCTTATGCTTATATTCATGGAGGTGTAGGTGTGATAACAGCAAACACAAATTCAACTGGTTTTTATATTGGAACAAGAACATCTGCAAGTTCTTTAAAATTATTTAAAAATAATGTTCAATTAGGTAGCACATATACTGGTGCAAGTGGAGCAAGAGGTGAGGTAAATTTATTTTTAGCAGCTATAAATTTTCAAGGTAACCCACAATATTACGCTCAAAGAAATTATGCCTTTGCTTCAATAGGTGATGGATTAACAGATGCCGAAGCAGCTAATTTTTATACAGCAGTACAAGCATTCCAAACAACTTTAGGGAGACAAGTATGAAACTAACAGATTTAACAACGGAACAAAAGTTGACGTATGTCGGACTATTGACAGAGGTACAAAAAGACGAATTAATAGGTCAATGGTATGCACCATACTCTTATTTCAATCCTATTCAAGATATTAATAATAATTGGGTAATCTCAGTTGAGGAAATGGAGCAATGTGTTAATCCTGACTTTCTTTGGGTTAAGGATTTAGACTTAATTCCTTACGAACCAAAACCAACACCACCACCTTTTGAAAATTAAACCATAACTAATGGCAGAAAAAACAGCGGTATTCTCACTCAAGGTTGATACTGGTAAATCTGTTCAAGATATTCAAGCCTTTGATAAGGCTGTTGAGGATTTGAACAAAGATCTCAAGGACACATCCAAGACAGCAACAGAGGCATCAACTCAAGGGATGGATCAGTTTGATCAGAAACTTGCAGAGCTTAATCAGAGACTTGAGGATGGTGGATTAACCATGAGAGAGATGACTAAGTTGATGAAGGAATATCAGAACTTAGCAGCTCGTGCTGGTGGAGAATCTCCAGTTGGTGCTCAAGCAATTAAGAATGCGGCTGGTTTAAAAGATACCATTGGAGATTTAAAAGCTCAGACAACAGCACTCTCATCTGACTTTGTTGGATTAGATACCACATTGAAAGGAGTTGAGACTGGAGCCGCTGCATTTCAAGGTATTCAATCTGCAGCTGCATTGGCTGGTGTTGAGAATGAGGCTCTTGTTGAGACAATGGTTAAATTGCAAGCTGTCCAGGGACTTGTTAACTCAGTTTCAATCATAGCAAATAATCTTAACAAGGAGTCAATCCTTGGATTGCAATTAAGAAATGGACTTGAGAAAGCTAAGAATTTCATAATGACTGGGAGCATTGCTCCGACATTGGCTAATGTAGCTGCAACACAAGCACAAGCTGGTGCAAATGTTGGACTTGCCACAGCAACTGGAGGAGCAACAACAGCAATGAAATTGTTTAGATTAGCATTGATTGGTACTGGTATTGGTGCCATTGTTGTTGGTATTGGTTTATTGATTGCAAATTTTGATAAGGTATCTGCAGCTGTGACTAATGCTTATAGAAAATTTGAGCAACTTGGACCAGCTGTTAAGATTCTTATTGGTGTAATGTTTCCATTGATAGGAGTCATTTATGGTGTGGTTAAAGCTCTTGAATTTTTTGGAGTCATTGATGATGCTCAGACAGCCAAGATGAAAGCTAATGCCAAGGCCAAGACAGATTCCACAGAAAAAGAGATGAACAAAAAGATTGCAGCTGAGAAAAA